CCGGTGGACCGGTCGACGGGAAGGTGTCGCTGTCGTGGAAGCGGTTGAATCCGTCGGACGAGAACCATGTGGATTCGACTTTCGTGACCGGCAAGATGAGCCGTTATGCCGTCGTGCCGCTTGGTGACTGCTTCGTCATCGACTGTGACAAGCCGTCCGAGGGTGGCGAGCCTGACGGCTGGCAGTGCTTGCAGGCATTGACCGGCGACTACGGTACCGATAAATTGCCGGCCACGTTGGTCACGAAAACGCCGCATGGCGTGCACCTGTACTATCGCATGCCGGCCGGCATGGATATCGGATTGTTGAAGAACGCGGTGCATGAGCAGAATCTGCCGATTGATCTGCGTGTGAGCAACAAGGGTTATGTGCTTGGCCCCGGCAGCGTCATCGACGGCAAACGGTATGAGCTGGCGGATCTGCCCGCCGGCGTGGTGCCGGAGGCGAGTGAGGCGATCATGCGCATGCTCAAGGATTTCGGTTACACGAACGAGCCGAAGCCGGACGCGCCGCAAATGAGTCTGGACGATGTCATGGCCGACAGGCGTGCCACGTCGATTTCCAATGGCATGCCGGATATGACGCCGGTGCCGGAGGGCCAACGCAACAGCACACTGCACGCCTGGGCGTACGGACGATACAAGAATCATCCCGAAAACGAACACCAGATTCATGATGATCTGTTGCGGCGTGGTCGGGATAGTGGCTCGGCGGATGC